GGGTATCCTTGTCATAGAACGCTCCGGTATGCCGGTCACCGTGGACATGCCGAATGTAAAAACGATCGCCCTCTATTTCTACTACTACCGCAGCTAAACAGTGATTAAACTCCCCTTTGTGCCCTGCTTTGGAGTCTGTATAGTTTGGTGTGGTAACAGCACCAGTGCTTGTCAATATCTTAGGAAGCTTCTGTGCTGGAGTCGGAATCGTTTTTTGTTCGATAGAGGGGTGTCCGAATATGGCAGAATCCTGACCGGTCACATGATCGAATCCGGACAACGGTCTGGTTGCCGTGGGCTGAATTGAAATCTGTGCCATAACACGAAGATGATCATTTAGCTTTATATGATTTTCAAGTGTGTAGTTTTTTAGCTTCGAATCCCACCATTCATGGTCGGTGTTGTTGAAATTCCATATCGATGTAGGATTTCTATATCGATACGGGATGACCATAATTTGTGCATCGTTAATTTGTGCGTAATTTTCGAGACACTTAAGAAAATTTTCATGAACCGGTGTTGCGTTCTGGGCCGAAGTGACTATGTAAGTAGCTTTCTTTTTCTTATTCACATTTTCGTGAACTTCCATGACAAATTTGCCTTGGGTTTTTTGTATTTTGGCCAAACCTACTTCATAATTGTTGATGTCTTCATCACTCGGTCTCATTGCATGAGACTTTTTAACATTGGGCTCATAGCGAGAAAGTTCTGGTAGTTCGAAACCAGAATGATGCTTTACTGAAAGCTTTCGTCTTGCGACACTTTTTGGTTTTATTCCCATTAACCAAGCAAATTCTTCTAACTTCAATTTGTTGGTGTGTGCTACTTTATACTTTGCAATAAAGTCTTCCGTATTTTCAAATCTTTTGCTCATGGTACTACGTTCTCCTATAATCTGGAATATACTAAAGTCTTGAGTTTATAAAATCAATCGTTACTGTCTGGGTCTGGTGTTATGTCGATGGGTTCTCTTTCTTCTTTGTCGCCACGAAGAAATTTCAAAAACTCGTTTCGATCACCGTTAAAGACAATATTGTTTGTAGTTCTAGATCCCGATGCTTTCTTGTCTATTTCTTGTTGTTTCTGTTTTATTTTATGAATTGATTCTTTTTGTCCGGCCCTCTTTGTAGAAGCATTCAAAGCAGTGTTGAGGTATGTTGCTGCGACTTCAGCAATTCTTGCTCTGTACTTAGGTTCCACCTTGTCTAATATATCAGATAAAGATTCGTATCCTTCCATGGCTCTTCTGAAAACATCATGAAATTCTTTCTCTATCTCGGAGTCTTTATCGTCATAATCCCCAGATTTCTTAAGGGGGTAAGAGACAAGGACTCGTTCCATCTCCGTACTCTCTTCTGGGACGTTAAAGAATTTTTCTAAGGCGTGCCCCCGTTTCTCTTTCACCTTTTTGATGGTAGGAGCATCTTCTTTTTCCGTAAGATCTCCACTTGTTTGGTCAAAATCACTAATCACAGATATACTTGGTTTCGTTTCAATGACTATTTATGTTGTTACTGTTCGTCAGATCCAGAAAAGTTACCGTTTATATCTACATTTCTTGTCTGTTCTTCCTGCTTTGTATGTGCATTTATCATTGCAGCAATGATTTGTTCTATCTGCTGTTTCTTTGTGGCGAGGGCGAGGGAATATACCTGTTCCTGATATTTTATATCTGTCAGATCTTTTCTAATTGCATCAAAAATTTCAATATGTTGTTTGACGCTACCGGGCAAGTCATCTAGGTTTATGACCCGACCATTTTCTGTTTTCCAATAATGTGTTTTAGATATCTTTATCTTACTCATACTTTTCTCCTCAAATTGCGTTCCTAAAATCCAACAAATCCAGCTCGTCATCTATTTCTTTTTTCAATTGATAGGCTTCTTCTGAATCTTCTCCCTTGAAATCAACTAGTTGATGTTTCAACACATCCAACTGGTTCTCCACCATTTCGTCTTCTTGTGTTCGTTCTTTAGACGGAGGAGAAATGTAACCTTTCTCTACAAGCTTTTCTAACATACTAGAACCGTTATCTGTTTTTTCTTCCGTCTTTTTCTTTATTTTAGTAAGAAGGTCTTCGTATTTGTTAGGCGAACCGTGATCAGAAATCCTTAGAGTTTCCGAATCATATGCCAACAATGCCTTCTTACCTGCACCATCAGACCATCTAGTTTTAAAGGCGTAGGTCAGCATTTCACCTTCTAGTCGCATTTCACTAGACATATAAACAGACAACCAGTTATCACATATGTTGATTTTTGACAGACCGCCAGCGATGACGGATTGATTTGGTTCATTCATTTTCAAAGCATCTCTATTCTGCTGTGATGCTGTCCAACCAATCATGTCATATGCATGAAGCAGTTCATAAATGTCTTCGGACTTTGCCTTGTCTTCTTCAGAAAGCCCACGTTGGGCATGCATCTTAGAGATTGGGGACATCAAATCCATGTAGTCAATAATTAATACATCAGGTGGTTTCCCGTGTTCGATTTCATACTGTTTGATATAACCTCTAAACTGATTACAATTGCTACCGCCCGGTAAGCGAATTATTCTAAAATCGCCAGCACCGAGTTCTTTGAAATGTGACATCTTCTTAGCAATCTCAAAAATTCTCGATTTCCACTCTCTATGAGATGACGCTGTCATTATGTACGATTGACGCAAAAATACCATCTCTGGTGGCAATTCGAGAGATATGTATAAAACGTCCAGACCTTGGAGGACATAATTGTTGGCAACGTTGCTCAAACAAACAGATTTGCCTCCACCGGAATTTGCGGATACTATCTGTAATTGTTTGCGCAGATTTCCCCCACCCATTAAATTATCCCATGTTGTAATGCCACACGAAATATGATTTAAATTTTTGGCTAGTTCTTTTAAACGTTCTTCCGGGTTAGAAAAAACGTCAATCCCCAAGTCGGTGGCCAGTGATACGTTTAGTGCGTCGGATACCATTTTATACACTGCACCAAAGTCTCCCTTCTGGATCAAGGGGAAACTTTCGCTGACCGCGTCTCGCATAGCGCATTGTTTACAAAAAGATTCTACTTCCTTCGCACTATGGTCGATTTCATCCATTGGTACTGCATATTTTTCATATTCCTGTTCAGCATCAGCCTCAGCATTCATCAATTTTATGGTGGGATTAGTGTTGTGTTCTCGGTGATAATCCAACAAAAATTGAACGTGGGGTATATACTCTGGGTCAAAATATTCAGATTTTAGGATCGCCATACATCTCCCCAAAAGCTCTGGAGAGTTTAGCAAATTGTTGATAATATGGTGTTGTTTTTTATTATTCATTCATTGCTGTCCTTGACATATTCCTCTATATAGCCACGGCAGAATGATAGGGTCTAGGGATATGAAAGTAAAGAAATATTATTTCCCGTTTATGTCCTTGTTGATCTTTTCTTCAATCTTATCAACATCTGCACGGGGGTCTATACTACCGTCTTCGGAATCTGGGTTCAAGAAGTCTGTAAGTACGGGTTTGGTCTGACGGAGCTTATATCGAACATCTGTCGATAGATACAACCATCTCTTTTTCTTCGAAGAATATCGATAAAGTCTAGGTGCCAAATTTCTATCGATGTCATTATAGGTCTTCCTGTGATAATCACCATTCTTGGGGTTTTTTGGAAAACCGTCTCCCTCGGTATAATCTTCGCCGTTCGGTGGTATTGCGTCCATGCCCCAACGAAAAATCATTGGGTCCAGTTTGGTAGGATCAACGTTCGGAAGCTCTCTCTGTATCCACTCCCGAAGATCGTTGCTAGGGACCTGTTTGTTTGCAAAATCTTGACCTCTCTGTGGAACCTGTGTATTTGCATCCGCTTCCACGGTCTGATCGATATCGTGAACATCTTGGTATTTCTTTTTGTTTCCATCATTGGTGTCTACTGTACCTAAATTATCCCTATCTTCTGTAAGTTTACCGAAAATCCCCTGAGTTTCTTGCGAAGCAATAGCAGGTTCGGCTACCACACGAATCATAGTGGGGGTCCAGTGGGGGGTAAATCCGGCAGAAGACCATGAGACGTTAGTCACTTCGAGGTATTTCAGTGTAGGTTGCATTTTAGCATCATAATACGTTTCACTAGGCAACTGCAGAATATCACCTATAACGATGGGTCTACCCAAAGCTCGTACCAACGCAGTAAAAGAAAATTCAAACAAATATTGTTCTCCGTTATAATACCCAGAGCCAAATCCCATTTTTGCCAAGAAACCCGCATAATCTACAGGGGCGTATGTGCCTTTTATTCTTATAGGGTCTTCAGTGTACTGTCGATCACGATTTTCAAGAAAGATCTTATCCTGAATATTTTCTATATCAGTTTTCTCGTATTCGGACAGTTGTACTGCTTTTACTGCCCAGTGATCTTCTGGGCCACCATTAAAAGCTGCTGGGCGTATTCTCCAATATCTAGAAGGCACTGACGCTTTGAAATGTATAGTAACGTATCCGTCACAATCAGGAATGCTCAACAGTGATACCCCAAACCATTTCTCGCCGTCTGGGGACCTCTCGATTCGGACTTTTGTGACTCTGTTTTTAGAATTACAACCCTGCTTGATTCTAATCGTGGCTATGTTGTGTTTAACGTATGTTTCGATAGCATACCGTATTCTCCCGTTGTCGAGTCGTATCGGCCCAAAATCGTATCCTATAAAGGCTTTTCTAACTACATCTTGACCCGTTTGGAGAGATCTCCATTCCGTGTCGAATCTGTTAAATGCGTCGTCTGCTGGAAAATTTGGATGATCTCCGCCAGATATGGATTCGCCCACTCCCGTCTGATCAACAAGCTTTTCCTGTTCATAGATTCCCAGCATTTTATGGATGTTGACCACCGCTCCGCCTATCGCGATAGATTCTTCAACATAGCCGTCTATGGCACAGACTTCCTCATCGAAATTTGTCAATTGCCACGGATAACACGGTTCGGTGTCTACACATGGTAACCCTCGAACGTTGCCCCCCGGAGAACAACTGTTGTTGGTACCATTATCACCCCTTATAGGTTCATCGGGCCCAACAACACCACCATCTGGACAATTGCCCGGAGAGTTTTCTTCTGGATAGCAGTCGTAAATATTATTATCTTCCATGTTATCCCATTATAAAGTAAGCATGCTGTCCAACTTCACTGGCATCTGCCATTGACATATCTTCTAACTCTTCTAACAAACCAGCCTTCTCGGCTTCGGACTGGGTAATTAATTCCTGTGCGTTCAACACAGTGTTACCGTTAGGACCCGGCAAAGATTGAAATTTTCCTCGACCCTGAGATAGCATCATCTTGGCTTCTGCTAATGCCCATTTCTGAATCCACATAGTCGTATTCCGGTCAACCATTAAATCTTGTTCTGTTCTTTCTACGCTGGCGTCAACCAATATTTTTTCATCTGCGTAAATCGCGTTGTACATTTTTAATTCTCTAGTCTGCTCGTTCCATTGGAATGTCAATCTGGTAGCAAAAATATTTTCAAGTTCTTCAATAAAAGATGAAACCAGATGAAAACTCAAAATATCAAAGGAGCCAAGGGTATACAACTGTTTTAAAGCGGCGTAACCATATATATCATACCCGGAATACGCGCCCTTGAGGAAACCGCTCCTCAAACGATACGTGGCTGTAACCTTTACGATCTTATTAAAACCAACGCACTTATCGCTCAGTTCATAAGTTTGTTGATTTCTCTTCATATTCAAGAAGAAAAAACCTCTCTTATATGCATAACCACTATACTTTCTCAATGTTTTCAACGCGTTGTCTATACATATATCTATCTGTGATTTCGATAACTCAACTTTCGTGGAAGGAGACCCGAGAAGCTCGCGAATCTTTCTGTGTAGTTCTCGACGTTCATCCGGACTTCCATCGTCCCCGACGCCGAGTTGTTTGTACATGGGCTTGACTCTTTGAATATCTTGCCCCGGAACCGGTTCTCTATATCTTATAGTGACAGAAAGGTCCCCAAATACATTATCTACTACATCTAAAACTTCAATTACCGCATCACATCCCCTCACACGAGTTTTAAATACAAATGTGTCTTTGTCGTTACATTCTTCTCCCTTTGTAAATTCTAAATATGCAAATGCTGTGGTTTTTTCCCATCTAATTGCATTCCACAAATACAATTGTTCCTCGGCAGTGTTGTACCAAACAAAACCTTCGTCTGGTTTGGGGTCAGATTCAGCAACTTCTTGTAAAACCCAGAACGACCCATCCCATTGAAATAGCTCATCTGTAATGGTGTTAAGCCAATATGTACCCGCCTCAACGTCAGTCGGATCAGTCGGTGATCTAATAGGTTGTTCGTCTAACAAAATCCATTGCTGCAAACTTTCTGAATACATGTAAAATTTATCATCAAACAGCCAATATAGCCCGAGTGGTGGTTCCAGCGGGTTAAAAGTTTCGTTGATGAATTTAAGCTCTTCACATGCTTCAGAAAGAATTCTGGTCAACACCTCAGTTTCCGGGTTAAACCAAACTGTACCTTCCGGCAATTTTTCTGGCTCCAGTGGATTGCTTTCCTGCTGGAAGAAATTGTCGACTTCCACCCATCGAGAATTTAAAAAATCCCACGAAAACAGTGTGTCAACCGAAGGACTGGAATTCCACCAATACTGACATGAACTTCTATTTCTGGGGTCGGTGGGGAAACTCGCAACCGAAACTTCTTCCCATGATAGTGTTACAGAAGACCATTGGAATAAGGCTTGCTCGTCTTTCACATATCTCAAATCGTATGGCTCCGAGATGTGTGAATTTGTCT